GACAAAATGAGCCGTAACACGCCCATCGTCTGCATGAATGTCATATTGGGGTTTTTCTTAGTCCCTCTCGTTGGGGCCATGTCACTCCTTTGGGCAGCCATGTGTTATGAGAGGATGTGTGATGTGCGGCACATAATGCACAACGCAGGCTATTATGACGTGCACGTATTCGCCTATACCACGACATTGCTCGTTCTTTCGGGCATGGCCACGTTTTGCGTAATGAAGACTTGCTGGATCGAAGGCTGGAATGCCCGCATTGCCAAGCAAGAGGAAGAAGAGGAAGTGGAAATTGACTTCAAGCCTAGAGCTGTCAAGGCCCCTGTAACCGAACCTGGCACCCAACCAAAGGATGTCAAGATAAGGGGTGGTGAGTCTTTGATGGCTGGTTCCCAGGTACAGGTGTTGGTTACCCCTCACAAGGCCAGTTGTTCCATGGCTGTAGAGCTGGAGGATGGATCTGTCGTTCCAGTAGCTACGGCCGTAAGGATCATGACCGTTGGGAGGGATTGGTATCTGTTTCCTGGTCACGCTTTGAAGACAAGAGTGTTCCATTTGATCCCTAAGCGTCAGGTTTTGACGAATGAGACGGCTACGCTCAGAATCGACCTTGACCTTGAAGATGACCAGAACGTTGTCAGGCCAGTTCCTGACATGGTGGCCTGGACCCCCGGGAAGTCTGACTCCCCAAGGGCCAAGCAGGTCGCAGCCAAGATGGGCATGAGAGCTGCAACCCCCAAATTGACAAAAAGGGGTGTACAGCATTATGTCACAGCCGAGGCAATTTCCCTGGGGAAATCGTCCCACGGGAATCTGGTCAGACTGGACGATGGCTTGACCATGGCTTACACTGGATCTACTATGAAAGGTTTCAGTGGAGGCCCTTACGTGGAAATGAGCCAGGTCCTCGGTCTCCACATGCGGGGCACTTCCCCGTCGGAGATAGATAACAAGGGATATTATTTGGAGTACGTTAGATTTCAGATTGATCTTATGGTGATTTCGGAAATGGAAGAGGCCGAGTTGAGTATTTACCTGAAGGGTGAGGACTCTGAGGAGTGGTTCGCAAAGCAGCTCAAAGGGAAGGGAGCGCGGACCAGGCTTCAGAGACATCCCAACGGGTACGCGTATGAGGATGACGCGGGACAGTACCATTATTTGGACTCTGAAATGGTGGAGGACGTATTAGGCCGGATCGAGGCTGAGGAAGACCGCGCTGCCAGAGCAGCAAATGTCGAGCGAGAGCATATTAACAACCGTGGACAACGGGAGGATAGAGCTCACGCTTTTACTCACACCTCGTGGGCCGATGAGATGGAGGAGATGTATCCAGAGTCATTGGACCCGATCTACGTTTGCGGGGGTTGTTCCAAGGAGTTTCCAAACATTCCGGTGTTGAAGAAGCATCCTTGTTACCAGCCCAAGCAGCCGGAGAGGATAACTGTCCCGATTCCGCGACCTCCCACGCAGCCTCGTGTAGATGTTTCTGTGCCCCCTCCTAACATGACCTTGCCTAGGGTAGACGGAGTTCCTGAGTCGCTGGAGCCGGGAAACGGGGAGGGCCCCCAGGTGGGGGCTTTTCAGCTGGTAAAGTCGAAGAAGGCCTTGAAAAAGGAGAGGCGTTTGTTGAGGGAGAAATCTCTCAGAACCTCCCCGGTTGGCGCTACAGAGGCAGGCAGGAGCCCCTCTGGAGAGCCAAAACCTCAGCTCGAAATGCAAGAGTTGAAGCAGCTGTTAACGACGCTGCTAGCTCGCATGGACTGCAAGTAGAGTACAAGGCATCTAAGGACTGGATCAAGCCTCCTGGAGATTCACAAGCCGAATTGGATTCTTTAATGGTGCAGAGTAGAAAGGCTCAGCAGGTGAGAGGTTGGTATGTGCCACCAACAGATGAAGAGCTTCGGGTGGTCACTCATGTGGCCGAAGATGCTTACTCTAGTTGTAGATGGCGCATTCCCGACGATTTCATGGAAAAGAGTCATTTCCT